CGTCAAGAACCTCATGGACGAGGGAGCCTCCCTAGGAGTCTCTTCAAGAGCGATGGGAAGCCTGAAGCCGAAGAACGGAGTGATGGAGGTACAAGAAGACTTCCACCTCGCAACGGCAGCCGACATCGTCGCAGATCCTTCTGCCCCTGACGCCTACGTCAGCGCGGTCATGGAGAGCGCCGACTGGGTCTACGTCGAGGGAAAAGGTTGGATAGAGCAGTTCATCGACGACGCTCAGAAGACTATAAGGAACGCCTCGTCCAATGAGTTGGCCGAGAAGAAGGTTCAAGTCTTCTCTCAGTTCATGAAGCTTCTATCCGAAGGTAAGAATTAAGCTTTTTTATAAATAAAAAGAAGCGCTTCAAAGGAGTAGTAAATGTCTAAAGATCAAAAGAAAGAGGAACTCGTTGAGTTCAAGGCTACCGGGGAGAACTCGATGGTAGCTGATCCGGCCCCAGCCGGCAACCCGCACGCCAACCGTCCAGCCGACAAGGCTGAGGGCGAGAAGGCTATGCCGAAGTTGACCAAGTACCAGATCCTCGCCGACATCATGGCAGCGGCTTCTAAGATGAACAAGGAGAACCTCTCCTCGATTCACAGCAAGGTCAACGAGATGTGTGGACCTGGCTCCAAGAAGAAGACCGTCAACGAGATGGTCAAGGAAGACATCACCGAGCTGTTCGGCAACGAGCTGACTGAGGAGTTCATCGACAAGGCTTCGACGATCTTTGAAGCTGCAGTGTCGACTAAGGTAGAGACTGAGCTAGCTCGTCTCGAAGAAGAGTTTAATGCCAAGCTGACCGAAGAGACCGAGAAGCATCTCGCCGAGATGACCGAGAAGGTTGACCAGTACGTCACTTACATCGCAGAAGAGTGGATGAAGGAAAACGCCCTCGAGGTTGAGGCCGGACTCCGCACTGAAATGACAGAGAGCTTCCTCGCTGGTCTCAAGTCGCTCCTTGAAGAGCACTACGTAGAGATCCCAGACGAAAAAGTGGAGGTTGTGGAAACCCTAGCCGAGAAGATCGAGGAGCTCGAAGCAAAGCTCAACGAGGAGATCGACTCCAAGGTAGCCATGAGAAAGACCATCGAGGAGATGCAGGCTCAGAAGATCCTTGACGAACTGACTGAAGGACTCGCTGAGACTCAGAAAGAGAAGTTCCGCACTCTTGCCGAGAACATTGAATACGCCGACAACGACGAGCTCAGGAAGAAACTTGAGATCCTCAAGGAGTCGTACTTCAAGGCCTCAGAGAAGGTGACCGGTAAGGAAGATGAGCTCATCTCTGACGCTGTTGAGCCTCTCAACGAGCAGACCGTCGATCCGAGAGTATCGAGGTACGTTACCGCTCTGTCGCGAACCATCAAGAAATAATTGGTTATAAATAAATCTAAGAAACAACAAGGAGCACTATAATGTTTCTAAACGAAGAAGTTCAAAACAAGTGGAAGGCGGTCCTCGACCACGAGTCGCTTTCTCCGATTAAGGACACTCACCGCCGCTCGGTTACCGCGGTCCTCCTCGAGAACACCGAGAAGGAATCGGCTGCTCAGCGTGGTTGGGCTCCTCAGAGCCTCCTGGAAGCCGGTCCGGCTAACCAGATGGGTGCGTCTTCATCGACTGCATCTGACGGCGCTATCGACACCTACGATCCGGTTCTCATCTCGCTCGTTCGTCGCGCGGCTCCGAACCTGATCGCCTACGACCTCTGCGGCGTTCAGCCGATGACCGGTCCTACCGGCCTCATCTTTGCTATGCGCTCACGCTACGCCAACCAGGTCGGCACTGAGGCCTTCTACAACGAAGCCAACACTGAGTTCACCTCGGTCGGTTACAACGGCTCTGTAGCTGCTCCTGGCAGCCAGCAGGTCGGCACCGCTCCTGGCACCCAGACCGGTTACCTCGGTTCGGCTGGTGACGGCCTCGCGAGCGCCTACAACTACGCACAGGGTATGTCGACCGCTCAGGCTGAGCAGCTCGGCGACGTTGCCAACGCTGCCTTCGCTGAGATGGCTTTCTCGATCGAGAAGGTTACCGTCACTGCTAAGAGCCGCGCCCTCAAGGCTGAGTACACCATGGAACTGGCTCAGGACCTCAAGGCGATCCACGGACTGGACGCTGAGACCGAGCTGGCCAACATCCTCAGCACCGAGATCCTGGCCGAAATCAACCGCGAAGTAGTTCGTACCATCAACGTCTCGGCCGTCCGCGGCGCGAACACTGGTACCACCACTGCCGGTATCTTCGACCTCGACACCGACTCAAACGGCCGCTGGTCGGTTGAAAAGTTCAAGGGCCTCATGTTCCAGCTCGAGCGTGAAGCTAACCAGCTTGCCAAGGACACCCGTCGCGGCAAGGGTAACATCATCCTCTGCTCGTCAGACGTCGCGTCTGCCCTTCAGATGGCTGGTGTTCTTGACTACACCCCGGCTCTCAACAGCAACTCGCTGAACGTAGACGACACTGGCAACACCTTCGCCGGCGTTCTCAACGGTCGCTTCAAGGTCTACATCGATCCGTACACCACTGGCAACTACGCTACTGTCGGTTACAAGGGCGCCTCGGCATTCGACGCCGGCCTCTTCTACTGCCCGTACGTTCCGCTGCAGATGGTTCGCGCGGTTGGTGAGAACAGCTTCCAGCCGAAGATCGGATTCAAGACCCGCTACGGCATGGTCGCTAACCCGTTCTCACGCGGAGCTACCGCTTCTGACGGCACCATTCTCACCGCTCAGAACGTCTACTATCGCAGGATCGTTGTTAACAACATCATGTAATAATCAAGATCGGGGTTCACCCGATAAGACTAAGGGGGGCTTCGGCCCCCCTTTTTTATTCCCTAGAGATCTTCTTGCCAGTCTCTCGTAGCTTTCGATGCTCGTTTGGTACCATGTAGTACTCTAGAGCAGCTATGATAGAGTCTCGAAACTTGATCTGGTCGTTCATGTTCTCAGCTAGGTATGAGCTCTTGACTGGATCGACCGCCTCTGTCTCACGCGCGTTACCGATCTGCTCACACAGTAACAGGTAGTCCTGGGACAGTACGTCTCGCAGCACCTTGTCCAAGCTCTCAGGCTCGAGCTCCACGTTCATGGTGGCCTTCACCTTGATCTTACCGTTCATAACAAATAGTCTCCAAATAGTGATGGTGCCCGCGGTAGGACTCGAACCTACACTTAGGAGGGTTTAAAGCTCTTGCCTCTGCCGGTTGGGCTACGCGGGCAATTGGTGGGCGCGGTAGGACTCGAACCTACACTCAGACCGTTATGAGCGGCCGGCTTCACCTTTAAGCTACACGCCCTATAGACCAGGGGATCGCACCCCCTGATCATTTATGCTTAGACCGACTGTTGAGCCAGAGCTCGGTAGCCGGCGGCGATCACTTCTCGCGACGGCGTGCCGAGGCGGTACTTCATAGTGATACCTTCCTTGGTCTTACGCTCGTTGAGGTAGATCGGGTAGCCCTGCATGCGGAGAGACGAGATCGTGGCGGTGACGTTGGCCACCCCGTAACGAGACTCGATCTGAGCCTTGGTGAGCTCCTCGCCGTTCATGAAGGCATTCAGTACGCGCTGTGCATTAGACATTCTAAAACCTCTTAGTTCGTTTCACATGTGTGCGGTCTTAGCTGACCGTATTATTAAAGTAAGCCATTATGAAAATAATGTCAACTAGATTAGTGAGGGGTCTCTAGGGAGCCGACCAGAACCATCCCAGCCAGAAAGAAACCGATCACCAGCCAGAACCAGACTCGCTGAAACTCGGGAGAATCGATATGGTACATGTTAACCTCTTACCTTTCCTTATATTCTTATAGTAGTCCATTTCACAAATAATGTCAACCAGATCCTCTGGAATGGTTAACAGAAGGTTAATGGTCCTATCTAAAGGGCTTTTTATGTGTTGTCGTTATAACCTATTATAAGAGCTCTGGAAATAATGTCAACCGAATAGAACGGCATAAATAGCACAGGAGGACCGACCATGGCAATCATAGAGAAGCAGCCTACGAATCCGAACTTTCTGACTGGAGCAGGGTTTCAGTTCAACCTGTCCAGGACACCAAACGTTAACTTCTTTGCCACGAGAGCCACCCTCCCGACGATCGATCTTGGATACATCGACGTGAACACTCCGTTCGTCAGGCTTCCGAACCCAGGAATCAACCTGACCTTCGGAGACTTCAACTTAACGTTCAAGGTCGACGAGGACATGAAGAACTACTTTGAGATATACGACTGGCTGATCCAGCTCGGCTTCCCAGACTCGTTCACTCAGTACACCGCAGGCCGCGTCTCTCCGACAGACAAGAACTACTCGGACGGAACTCTGATGGTCATGTCGAGCAAGCACAATCCCAACCTAGTAGTCACGTTCCAGGACATGTTTCCGATCCTGCTGTCAGAGCTGAGCTTCAGCTACGAGGATACGGACGTCGAGACACTAGAGGCTACCGTAACTTTCCGCTACAAGAAGTTCTCCATAGAAAAGCTCTAATATCAGTTTACTTTTTTTACAGAGTTTGTTATATTAAAGAGTAGACCTATGGAGACTTTGACATGGACATCGCGGAAATTCACGACTTGTGGGATCAAGACTCTAAGATAGATCCAACCGACCTAGGGACCGCGAGCCTCATAATCCCACAGCTTCACGCCAAGTACATGCGTCTCTACACGACTGAGAAGCTGACTCTCAAGAAGATGGAGCAGGGACACAAGGAGCTCGTCCGACTGAAGTGGGAGTACTATGGCGGCACGCTTGACGAGGAGACTCTCTCCGAGAACGGATGGAGACCGAACCCTCTCAAGATCCTTCGCTCCGACATTCCGATGCACCTAGACTCGGATCAGGACATCATAAAGTCCAACCTCAAGACCGCATACATAAGAGAGAAAGTCGATCTGTTAGAAGCGATCGTCAAGACTCTGAACAACCGAGGCTTCCTCATAAAGAACTACATAGACTGGTACAAGTTTACTAATGGGGCGTGATGACTGACGTTATAATAAAGAAGCTCAACGACGTCTACTGCAAAGTTATCTCAGACGCTGGGATAGCTCAAGAGCTCAGCGACTTGTTTACGTTCATGGTTCCTGGCGCAAAGTTCATGCCCCAGGTTCGTAACAAGTTCTGGGACGGTAAGATTCGCCTCTTTAATATGATGAACAGGACCATATACGCCGGACTGACCTCCGAGATAGTGAAGTTCTGCGAGTTGAGAAGCTACACGTGCGAGGTCGACCCAGACCTGCAGATCCAGTTCTCAGTGGACGACGACTACCTCAACGACCTCATCAAGGAGCTGAAAGTAAAGCACGAGCCTCGCGACTACCAGCGAGAGGCCTTCATACACGCCGTCAATAACAACCGCTCAGTTCTTCTCTCTCCTACGGGATCAGGTAAGTCTCTCATAATCTACCTGCTGACGCGTCACTACATGCTTGAGAACAAGCGAGTACTCGTCGTGGTTCCTACGACGTCGCTGGTTCACCAGATGAGGTCTGACTTCATCGACTACAACAACGGTAAGGACCTCGACATTCACATCATCATGTCAGGTCACGAGAAAGATACTCAGTCCGACATCACCATCACCACGTGGCAGTCGATCTTTAAGATGCCGATGGAGTGGTTCGAGAGGTTCAACGTAGTCATCGGTGACGAGGCTCATCTCTTCAAGGCCAAGTCTCTCACCGACATCATGACCAAGCTGGTAGACTGCCCGCACAGGTTTGGATTCACGGGAACGCTCGACGGCGCTCTGACAAACAAGATGATCCTAGAGGGTCTGTTTGGTCCGGTT